ACTACAGAATATTATGGCATAATTACTGGTAGAATGACACTTGGTGTTGGATCTATTATTAATTTACAATTAAATAAAAATATGCCATTTACTGCAAACCAACAAAACGAAGTACTTGATACACGAAGAAGCGGTAGACACATAATTACTGGACTAAGACATAAAATTGATTCAAATAGGCAATATAATTTAATTATTAATTTTGCACGTGATACTATGGGAGCTGAGTATAATGAAACCATTTAATGATCAAATGGGAAATATGTTATGGTTTACTGGAGTAGTAGAAGATCGTGGTGATCCAGAACAAATAGGTCGAATTCGTGTTCGTATTTTTGGCGATCATACATCTGATAAAGTAAAAATTCCTACCGAAGATTTACCTTGGGCACAAGTAATGATGCCTGTCACATCAGCATCAGTTGGTGGTGTTGGTGATTCTGCAACTGGTATTGTTGATGGATCATGGGTTGTAGGATTTTATTTAGATGGTGAATCAAAACAACAACCATTAGTATTAGGTACAATTCCAGGTGTAAGTAATAAATTAAGTAGTGGTGATGCATTCGAAGATCCGATTGGAGAAAATCCAAAAAGAATAGGAGCAGATACTCCATTTTCTGCTACTGATGATTTTTATAAAAAACATAATTCATATGTAACAAAAGTATCGTCAAGAGTTGATGACGTAGAATGTGCAAGACCTTCAAAGGTATCAACTGTATCTCAAGACGAAGCCGATAGTTATTATGAAACTCCAACTTGGAGTTCACCTGAAGTAATGAGTGGAGATTCTACATCATATCCATATAATAAAGTAAAAGAAACTGAATCTGGTCATGTGTTTGAAATAGATGATACACCAGGAAATGAGAGAATATCTCAATTCCATAGAACGGGGACAAGCTATGAAATTCAAAACGACGGAAGTAAAACAGAAACTATTATGGGTAATGGTTATCGGGTTGTGTTTGGCAGCGATAACATGTACATCAAAGGCAATGTTAATTTAACTATTGACGGTGACTTAAGACAACTCGTCAAAGGAAATTATCATCTCGAAGTCAATGGAAATAAAACAGAATTTATTCGTGGTTCGAGACAAACTAAAATTGCACAGAACGATCAAATAGAAATTGATCAATCTTATGCAGAAAATATTACACAAAATCATATTTCACATGTTGCTGGAAATAAAACACAATTAATTGATGGTGATGATTTAACTACAATTCAAGGTAAATCAGATCTTACAGTTATGGGTGATTATGCAAGAATGGTTATGGCAACAACTAAATCATTCTCTGCTGGTAATCATACAATGGTTATTAATAATGCACTTGATGTTACAGCACTTGGCGAAATTAGAGTTGCTACACCAAGTAATGTTATTAAGAATATCGATGGTAATGTTACAAATACTATTGGTGGTACATTAACAGAAACTGCACCTACAATTGCAGCAACATACACAGATGGAGATATTGTAACTGATACAGTATCATTAGTAACGCATATTCATACCGGAGATAGTGATATCGACGGTGTAACTGGAGCTCCGCAGAAATAATGGCTAGTTCACCTTTTACATTTAACTTTCCAACACTTAATTCACCAAGTTTAGTTGATGTAACTACACTTGCAAAGAAATTAGATCCAACTGCATGTGGTACACCACTTAATTTAGATGCAGTTACTGGGTTTATGGATGATATTAAATTAAAGTTAGATTTACCTTCTATAGATTTAAAGAGTGCATTACCAGATTTAGATGGATTCAAAGATGAATTAATGGGTGCACTTGGTGATTTAAAACCAAATTTACCAGATCTTGGAGATTCATTTAAGGATGCAATCTCAGAATTACAAACACTTGCTGGTCCAGAATTTGCAAAACTAAAAGCAGAACTACAAGAAAAATGGAAAGATGTTGTACCTGATTTAGATAATATTTTAGATTCTACTCCAGATTTAACATCATTATTAAAAGGTACAGTTGATGCAATTGATATTTGTAGTGTTGTGCCAGAAATTAATGCTAAATTTGAAACTGTTGATGGAGTTGCAGTTGCAACTGAAATAACTAAACAAGCTCAGAATGCATTAACACCAGATAAAACAGCTGAAGCAGTAGAAGAATTTACAGAACAAATACAAGATGCACGTACCGAGATTGTTGAAGGAGTTAATAAAGCACTTATCACAGTAGATGCTTATTTAACTGCAACAAATAATAGAAAAGCTGCCGTAGCAGTTTGGCTTGATCATAAAAAAGCATGGGAAAAATGGATGGATGATAATGCTCCGGACAATTGGAGAGAAACTGATTATAAACTAAAATATAAAACAGCAAATGAAATCCGTGTTTTTATAGCTAAATGGGCAAAATCTATTGAAGTAGCAATTGCAAAAGAAGCAGGAATTATCTCCGGTGGAATGTCTGCAGAAAAAGCTTGGAGTAATGTCGATAAAGAGTATGAAAATATCACTAACTATATTAATCAACGGTCAGATGAAGAAATATATCTTGGTAAAGCAGGTACAATAACTAAAATAGATGCTTTAAGATCTGCATTAGAAGGTATAAAAGATGATATTATTCTAATACGAAAATATGAACTACAGCAAGAATAAGTATAAATAGTATCATGCCTAGAACACAAAATAGATCAGACTTAGATGTTAAACGCTCACAAATAACTGCGCGTACTTCTTTGTATTCTGATTTTGATTTAGCATTTAAACCACATCCAAATACTGGTGATATTACTACGTTATATGATATTAATGCAGTAAAACAATCAGTTAAAAATTTGGTATTAACAAATAGAGGTGAAAGACCATTTGCACCAAATTTAGGTTGTGATGTACGAGGTTTATTATTCGAACCAGCAGATGCATTTACTGCTGTTTCAATTAAAGAAGCTATTACATTAACGCTTGATACATATGAACCAAGAATTAATTTAAAAAGTGTTTTAGTAAGTGCTGAACCAGACAATAATCGTTATGCAGTTGAGATCGAATTCCAAATTAAAACAGATCTCCAAACAGGTTCATTACAATTTTATTTAGAAAGAATTAGGTAAATTATATGGCTATCGATACATCAAAGAATAGATTAAAAGTATCTGAATTAGACTTCGATCAAATTCGTGCTAATTTAAAAAATTATTTACAATCTCAAACTCAATTTCAAGATTATGATTTTGAAGGATCAGCTATATCTACAGTAATTGATGTATTAGCATATAATACTTTTTATAATTCATTTAATGCGAATATGGTTGCAAATGAATTATATTTAGATACTGCACAAGTACGTAATAATGTAATTTCTCATGCAAAAACTCTTGGTTATATTCCAAGATCTCGTACATCTCCATTTGCTTCGATCGATCTTACAGTAAATTCACCAAATGGTACTCCATCATCTTTGACTATTGATCGTGGTACAGTATTTAATTCTAAGATAAACAATAAAACATATCAGTTTGTAAATCTTGAAGCAAAAACAATTACACCAGTTTCAGGTGTTTATAAATTTTCAAATTTACAATTAAATCAAGGTATTATTCGTAACTATTCTTATATTGTAGATAGCACAGATACAAGACAAAGGTACGAAATTCCTGATGTAAATGTCGATACTTCAAGTCTTATTGTAAAAGTAAGAGCTAATTCGAATGCTTCAAGCTCAAGTGTATATTCACAAGTACAAAATGTTGTAGATGTTGATGGTGATTCACAAGTTTATTTCTTACAAGAAGGTATCGATCAAAAATATGAAATCTATTTTGGTGATAATATTTTTGGTAAGAAACTTGAGCCAGGAAATGTTGTTGAATTAGAATATCTTGTAACAGATGGTATTGATGCAAATGGTGCTTCAGCATTTACACTTGGTGGAAACGTTTCAGGTAATACTAACGTTACTATCTCATTAGTAAGTAAAGCTGGTGGTGGTGCTGTAAGAGAAGATATTGAATCTATTCGATTTAATGCTCCATTATCATTCCTATCTCAAAACCGAGTTGTTACTGCTGATGACTATGCAACAATTATTCAGAATAACTATGCTGATGTTGAAACAGTAGCTGTTTGGGGTGGTGAAGAAAACGAACCACCTGAATATGGTAAAGTTTATATTTCAGTAAAACCTAAATCAGCCGAGACATTAACTGATATTCAAAAACAATTTATTATTGATAATATTCTAAAGACAAAGAATCTTGTATCAATTACACCAGAAATGGTTGATCCTACTTACACATATATTTCTCTTGAAGTATTTTTTAAGTATGATCCTAATTTAACTACACTTACTTCTGGTGAATTAAAACAAAAAGTAACAGATATTGTATCAGATTATAATGATAATTATTTAAAGAAATTTGATGGTGTATTTAGACAATCACAATTATTATCATTAATTGATAATTCTGATCCTGCTATTCTAAACTCAACTGTTCGAGTTTATATGGAGAAACATTTAGTACCTAATGTTGGTACAGCACAAAGATATGAATTAGAATTTTCATCTCCATTATATACAACAGCATCAACAGAAGAAGTTATATCTTCAACTGCATTTACATTAAATGGACAAACTCATTATATCGAAGATTATAATGATGATAAAACAGTTGAACATAAATTAAGAATTTATAGAATTGTAAATGATGCAAAGATTGTAACAATAAGCGATGCTGGTTATATCGTTCCTAGTGATGGTAAAGTTATTTTAACTTCATTTAATCCTGATGGCGGATATGAAGGCGATTATATTACAATTAATGCTCAACCAAATTCAAATGATATTGCGCCTAAACGTAATCAATTATTACAAATTGATATGACGCAAGTTACAGTTGAACCACAAATCGATACTATTTCAACTGGTGGTACAGTTGCTGGTATTGGATATGAAACAGTACCGAGACATAGTACCTAATGCAAGCATCACACGAACTATATAATATATTACCTGAACATATTATTTCAGAAAAACCTGAAATAGTAGCATTCCTTGATGCGTATTTTGTATGGTTAGAACAAGATGATAATCCTGCTCATGTTTTAAATACTCTGATTGAATATAGAGATATTGATAAAGCAGCAGATGAATTTTTAGAATATCTTCAAAGAGAAATTGCTGTTGCAATTCCAGAGAATATTCAATCAGATCGTAGAAAATTATATAAAAATGTAGTTGACATTTATTTGTCAAAAGGTTCTATTCCTTCTTATCAAGCATTATTTAATTTAGCATTTTCTGATGAAGTAGAATTGTTTTTCCCTCGTGTTGATATTCTTAAACCTTCAGATGGTAAATGGGATGCAGCTAATCAGAGATGGAAAAATGATGATGGTAAATTATCTGTTAAGAAATATATTCAAGACTC